ACACTATTACCAGTCTTTAAAAGAAAATTACTTACATATATTACGCAAGCTAAAACTATTGTTGTTTTGAAAAATCCGTAGTATATTTGTAATATGGGTTTTAATAAAAAAATTGTTGGGGAGTTACAGATAGACAGTATTTGTAAAAATTTGAATGAGATTAGATATTTTTTAAAATCCGATTGTTTATTATTTACCACTAATGAAGTAGAACAAAAATTTAGAACATATGAGAAAAAATACATCTCCGACAGAAATTCTGTTAGCTAAACTTGAAACACCAATACATATCAATTATATTTCTGAATATATTCTTAGAGTTGGTTTAAATGAAACTAAAGAAAGAATTGACAATTTAATTGAGGATGGATTAGTTAAAGAAAGTGAATATGGAAAAGGATATTATGTCGCAACAAAAAGAAATGGTAAATAACCCTGAACACTATGGAGGAGTCTCAAATCCATATGAAGCAATAAAAGTAATTGATGCTTGGGACCTTGGGTTCTGTTTAGGTAACACAGTGAAATATATTTCTAGAGCTGGTAAAAAACACAAAGAAAAAGAGTTGGAAGATTTGAAAAAAGCTCTTTGGTATTTACAACATCACATTGAAAAGTTAGAAAATAATGATTGAAAATTATATTAATAAAGTTATTACCGGAGATTGCATTGAGGTGATGAAAGAAATGCCTGAAGGTTGGGTTGATTTAATTGTTACATCTCCACCTTACGGTGTTAATATCGCTTATGATGTTCACAATGATGACATGGAGATTGGTGAATATTTGGAATTTACCCGACAATGGTTAACTGAAGCTTATAAAGTATTGAAAGACGATGGACGTATCGCTTTAAACATTCCTTATGAGATTAATAGACAATCAAAGGGAGGTAGAATTTTCTTCGTATCTGAAGTTTATCAGGTTATGAAAGAGATTGGGTTTAAGTTCTTTGGTGTAGTTGATTTAGAAGAAGATAGTCCTCACAGAAGTAAAACAACTGCTTGGGGAAGTTGGATGAGTCCATCTAGTCCGTACATCTATAATCCAAAAGAATGTGTTGTATTGGCTTATAAGAAGGTTCATATTAAGAAAGTTAAAGGTGAAACACAATGGAAGGGAGAACCAACAGTAACTGAAGAAGGTAAGAACAAGATGGTTTATCAGGATGAAGATAAAAAAGAGTTTATGGAGTTAGTATTTGGTCAGTGGAAGTATTTTGCTGACACAAGGTCCCTAACTAAGGCAACATTCTCAATGGATATCCCAAACAAGGCAATTAAAATTTTATCTTATAAGAATGATATTATTTTAGACCCATTTAATGGAAGTGGTACAAGTTGTGTGGCGGCCGAGATTAATGATAGAAGATGGGTAGGGATTGAATTATCTGAAAATTATGCAAATATTTCTAGAGAAAGAATACAAGGATTTGTTGACCAAAAGAAACAACAAAAATTAGAATTTGAAAACGGGGGGCAATGACCTCCGTTTTTTATTTTATGATATATTTATTAATAAAAGAATTATGGAACAGGTTATTATTGAACTTTTGACAATACAAAATCAATTTAGAATATATCATTGGCAAACAAAATCATACGCTAGACACAATGCTTTTGGAACTGTTTACGGAGATTTAGACGGTTTGATTGATGAATTTGTTGAAATTTGTATGGGTAAACATGGAAGACCTGATTTCCAAGGGAAAGTAAGTTTAATACTTTCTGATTTAAAAGAATTGGACCCAACTCATTTCTGTGACACTGTTATTGAATTTTTAATTGATTTAAACAATAAGTACGACAAAACAAAAGACAGTGACTTATTAAATTTACGTGATGAAATTATGGGTCTAATCAACAAGTTGAAATATTTGTTGACTTTAAAATAATCAATTTTAATTTCTTATTATGAAAGACGTAGCGGGTATTTTAGTTAAATATCAAGATAGGTGTTTGCTTTGTAAAAGAGCTCCGGGTGAGCATTTGGAAGGGTATTGGTCAATTCCTTGTGGAGGGGTTAATCCTAAGGAAGATTTAAAAGATGCTGCGGTAAGAGAATTTAGGGAAGAAACTTATTTGGTTTTGAATCCCCAAGAAGTTTCTTATGTAACATCAATTCTTAATTCAAACAAGAAAAAGGTAATAACATCTATATTACATGTATTTTATACAAGGGCTTCAACAATAAAAAAACCTAATTTAGAAAAGGCAAAAGATGGGTTTGAACATACTGAATGCCGTTATTTTGGGTTAAGTGAGGTGGATAATTTAAAAATTACTCCAAAACTCAAAGAAATTATCAAAAAAGCCTTGGCAAATTAAAAAAAAAGTATTAGATTTGTATCACTTTTGAAATATTAAAGATATTTATATTTCACAAGAAAAAAACTCTAAAAAAGTTTGACACTTTGAAAAAAATGTCGTAAGTTTGTAAAAGATTTGAGATAGGTAACGATTCAGATACAAGTCTCAAAAAAAATAAAACAAATTACTTGACAAGAACAGAAAAATGTCGTAACTTTGTAAAACAAATCTCAAATGTGAGATTTAAAACGGGGAAACGTTCTTTGAAAATACCTAAATACCCCCTTTGAAGTATATAGGTAATATTAATTATCCGTTCAGTAGTTGATTATGAGACCTTCGGGTTGATTATGAGACATTTAATCTGATAAACGATAATGGGCCGTGTATGGTCCTTAAATAAACTACGAAAGTAGGATAAAGTGGTCTCCCCTGTGTTGAGGAGACTGCGGTTTGAAACCCCGTAAGGGGAATTGAACTCAAGTACACAAGTGGGATATCATCAAACCTTTAGTACCGAGGATAACTTCGTAGGGAAAATGGTAGGGTGACTTGGGAAAGTAGATTCTCAAGTTGAGTTCGGAAGAACAATAAGAATAACCCATAGGAACTCTGTAAGAAATGTGACCATCCAGTTACACTATTGCGGGTCCCAATATAATAGAGGACTTAAAACCGAAAGGTAAGATAGAGAACGAGTGGTGTCGCTACTATCCCTAAGGAATACCTACCAAGGTATCTTTATGAAGTAATCTTGAAATATGGAGGTGGGGACACTTCACGGAGTAGTTTAGTATTCTGTCGCTCAAAAGGAGACGGAGCTTACGGTGGACCACTACTCTGACACATCTACTACACAAACCTAACATTATTACAAAATAACTAAGGAAAAGTGTCCATCAGGTTTAGGTGAAAGGTCACTACATAGTAATGAGACGTTCATTGCACAGAAAGACCCCAAGTCTAACTGTAGTTTTACGAAAAACCTTTAGTCCCGCAAGGACGAACTGGGACGGCAGTCTCGGAAAGAGTTGAGTAAGAAGAGAGTAACTTAAACCTCAAGGAGTGGTAAACCTAAAAGACCGTGACTGAGAAATACTTCTCAAAAGGAAGTGGATACGAAGGGAAACAATAATCCTTCAAAAGGTTCTCACATAAAGCTATAATCTCAGGCTATATTAACTTATCTGACCTGTCGTTCTGACGGGTTTTTTTGTTTATAATAGATACTTAATGATATGTCAATATTAGAAAATTTAAAAGAAGTTTTACCAGAGTGGTCAAAAATTTCAGTTAGAGAGTTACCTAACAAAATCGAATACGAAATTCATATTCAACCAACAATTACTGATGATGAACATTTTAAATTGATGGTTAATATAAAACAGGCTTGTCAGGGAAAATTTTTAGAAAGATATACAAAAGAAATCGGAGAACATTTTTATATTTATACAAAAAAATAAAATGGAAACAAGTCAAATAGAAAAGGAATTTATTAAGATTAAAAAATGTATTAATTCTGTTAAACATTTTGGACAAATCCAATCTTGTGAAAATTTAATTAAGTTATTTTCATCAAAACATTTTGATGAGGATATGTCAAACAATGAGGAATTACAATTTGGTTCTGAAATTACAATATTAAATAACCTTTTGAATAAAAAAATAAAAAAGTATAAAGAACTATAAGTTTTAACCTCACAAATGTGGGGTTTTCGTTTTTTATGGTATTTATTAATTATGAAAGTTATTCTTAAAGAGAGTCAATTCGGAAAATTATTGAATGAAGCTAAAGGTGTTAACGAGGCTTCAATAGAATATGTTAACTTATTATATAAAATCATTGAACCTAAGGTAATTGAAATGATTTCAATTGGTAAAAATGATACTGATGAATTTTACGTTGAGGGGAATGAAATTTTAAAAAAATTCAGAAATAATTTAGACACATATTATGAGTTCCCAATAGAATATCTTGACGTTGATTTAACTTTTAAAGTTACCAAGAAAAAACCTGAAAACGGGTTAACGTTCTCCACTGGTGGCGCGGCTTATCCAGTTACTCTTGATTCTAGTGGAGGTTCATATCTTAAAGAACCTGATGAAGATTTACCTGTAAAAGTTTTAAAAAATGTAGATAAAACAATCTACGCTAAATTTGAGTTTGAGGTTTATATTAATATTGAGTTTGATTTTAGTCAGATGAATGAATTATTGTTTGATTTAAGAGATACTATAACTCACGAATTAAATCATATGTACGAATTCTATAATAGAGTTCAAAAAACTCCACCTTCTGAAGTTAGTTTAGCAAAATCTTTTTCCGGAGGTAAAAATATTAACACCCCTAAAAAAATATTTAAAGTTTACACCAAGTTTTTAGATTATTTATATTATTCTGAACCATGGGAAATAAATGCTAATGTTCAAGAGGCGTATTCTAAAATACTTAGAATGTCATGGGAAGAATTTAAAAAAACAAACCAATATAGAATTGCCGATGAGATGGAAAACTATAGTGGTGAAAAAATGTTTGATGAGTTATATAATGCAACAATGGAGAGAAGTCCTGAAGCAGTTCTTTTTCATATTAGAAATTTACATAAATTTTATTTGAAACAATATTTGGAATATATTGTCGCTGAGAGAGGTGATAAGATTAAAAATGAGGAAGAATTATTGAGAGACGAAGTTTTCAAAACTAAAAATATTTTAGAATTGTTTAAAAAGTTTGAGTCAAGAATCAATAACGCAGGTAAAAAGTTAAAAAGAAACTATGCCAGATTAATGACAATTGAAAGAGATGAATGATAAATTACATAAAATTAATAAGTTTATCGAAGGTAAAACTTTTGTTTACGACCATGATGTTAGGTTTAATCAAAACCCTGTAAAGGTTTACTACCAATTTCATATTGATGGGGTTAAAAGATTGATTTCAATAGGAGAATGGAAAGACCATCTTTTTGTTTCGGTTAAAATTGTAAATGGGGAAGGGATGGTTAATCTGTATCTTAGTCATTTCAAAAATCAAAGAATTGTGGGAAGAGAGTCAGTTTCTAATAACTGGTTTGAGTTCTCCGTTCAGACGGGTCAAGATATTGAATCTTTTTTAAATTTTTTTAATATTGATATGAAAGTTGTAATTGATACGATTGAATTTGAACCAAATAAAGATTTTAAATCATTTTTAAAAGATGAGTAAATTTATAATTACAGAAGAAGAGAAAAAAAATATTTTATCGCAATATAATTTAATTAATGAACAAGATTACGGAGCTCAAAGATTAAATTTGGGGGAGATTTCTGGTAAAACTTACGAATTTTATTTACAACCAGGTAAAAAAAGTGAAGAATTTAAGTTTACAGATTCCTCACAACCGCACCCAACACCTAAAGCTTATTTACCAAAAGGTAAAAATAGATTTTTAATTAGTCCAAAAACACTTACTTATTGGAGTGGTGAGACTCAAATGAATTATTCGTTTGTAACTAAACCAATAACTGATGGTAGTGAAACTTATTCTTCAACTTCTTTATACACTGATAAAAATATGATACAAACGTCTCAATTTTTATTGACAATCGCTTATAAGCCGGACTCACCAAAGTCTAAGTGGAGAAATGAAAGATTCTATGCTTACAGTGACGATTTAAAGAATGATATGGTGGCTAACAAATTAATCTAATTTGGATTAATTAGAATTATTTCGTATCTTTGTGCTCGTTATGAGTAAAAAAGAACAATACCAACAAATTTACGAGGATGATGAGGCGGTTACCGTTTGGACTTATGATTTAACGAAGTTCAAGAATGGACCAATCTCTGTTGAGATTAAGTATAAGAATCCACCTGAAAAAAAACAAACCAACCGACAAAAATACTCCAAAAAGAAATAATATGAAAGTTATATTTTTAGACCACGATGGGGTAATTTGTCTATCCAATAATTGGGGGTCACGATTTAAGAAACAAAAAAAGTATAGAAAAAAATTGAGTCAATCAGTAATGACAATGCCTCTTGATGCTCGTTTTGATAACTTTGATAAGAAAGCAATCAAGGTACTAAATGAAATCTTGGAACAGACTGGAGCTGAAATCGTTGTATCTTCCGATTGGAAAGTTTGGTGTTCAGTTGAAGAGATGGGTGATTACTATGAGAAAAAAGGTATAATCAAACGACCAATTGATTTCACAACAAATATGATTGATGGAGACAAGGTAACTTGGTTCCGAAATTGGGATTTGGAAGGAACAAGAAGTGTACAGATTCAAGAATGGTTAAAGGAACACCCTGAAGTGACACATTGGGTGGCAATTGATGATTTGGAGATGGGGAAGACTGGACTACGCTACTCAATGGAATATGAACACGAGTGGGGATTGGATAATTTTGTATTAACACCTTTGAACAATGAAGGTATCAAACAGGTTGGGGTTAAAGAAAAGGTATTATCTTTCTTACAAGGATAATATTTATTTGTGGGTTCAAAAAAAAGTTGTATATTTGTTAAATGAAAAAAATAATACTATACACACTAATCTTAATTTTACCAATTTTCATTTGTGCTAAAATTGTAAGTACCTATTCAAATGACTATTCATGTGAATATTTTTCTATTAAGTCTAGTAATAAGTTTCACGTAATTACTTTTAAAAAAGATAAAGTTAAGTTTGGAGTTTCAAACTCTACAAAAGGTAACTTTAATTTTTATGTGAATTCAAATTTCTTTGGTACCAATGGTAAAGCCATCGGTGGAGTTGTGATGGATGGTAAAAGAAAAAGTCAAAGAGTTAATAAAGGAGGGTCATTCATTGTTAAAGATGGTAAACCAAATATTGTTTTTGGTTCAGTGGATAATTGTCAGTATGAATCTCAAAGTATTATATGGGTTTTAAAAAACGGAGTAAAGAATACTGGTATGTTAAAACAACCACATGCTAAAGAAAAAGTTATGCGTCTTTTGATGGGTAAAAACAAAAAAGGTGAAATTGTTGTAATCCATTCTAATCAATATATTTTAGTAACAATGTCTGAAATAGTTAATGTAGCGGTTGATAATGGAGTGACAGATGCTATAATTTTAGATAGTGGTTCTTCTGTTGATTTAATGTTAACTAACGGAAGTTTTTCACATAGTGTGAAGTCAGTACCTTCTGAAATTAAAGGTTTGGTTGGTATTAAAGAACCACCTGTTTACATTACAGGGTCTTTTTAACCACAAGTGAATCTTTTAATATTTTTTGCAACTTCTTTAACATAACCGTGAGTTGAGATGTTTACACTATCCCATCTTTCGGTTGTGTAGTTTGGTAGATAATTAACGGCTTTTTTATCTTTATAAATTTGAAGACCTGACTTTGTTTGTGAGTCAGAACATTTACCTTTAATTTTTGGGTCAGTTGTTTCACAATACGGTGTAATATAAGATGGACCCAAATTAAAAGTTGCAATTGCCATATCTAAAGCCGCATTACCGGTCCCCTCTTTAAAATTAGAGGATGGTTGATTCTGAGCATATCCGATACTAACTAGTTTGTCGTAATTATTTTTAATAATATTGTATGCTGCCCTTAAAGACCCTATAGTTGTATATAAATCGTCGACTGGTATTCCAATCTCCTTGGCTGTTTCAGGTCTTATTTGTGCGTATCCAATAGAACTATCACCACCTAATTTTTGCCATAATTGTTTAAGTGGGCCTAAATATTTGTATCTATCACTTGTCCCAAAGGTGGTTTCTCTACCAATGATTCCTAAAGCAGTCTTTAAAATATTGGTATTTAAACCTTCTTTTTTTAGAGTAAAATAAGCGTGTCTGAAAAGATAAGGAATACAGGCAATTTGTTGATATTTAGAAGTCAATATAGTTGGAACTGGACTACCATCCTTCATTATTGGATTTTTATTTTTATCTAATTCTTTTGGGTACTGTTGTTCTGAATATGACGGAAAAAGTTTTTTTGCTTCAATTCCTTGATAAGGTCCGTTTATCAAAGTGTAACCACCTTTTTTATTAGATTGATAAACCCATTGTTCATTTAAAACTTTTTTAACTAATTTAACAATGTCTGATTCTGTAAGTTTGATAATTCTACTCATAATTTTATAAATATTTGATAACTTAAAAAAAAATGTATGATACACCTTGTTAGAATAAGAAATCTGGTGTATATTTGTAAAAGAAAATAAAAACAAAAAATAAATATTATGAGCAAAAAAAACAAAAAACAAAACAGTGAGTTGATTGAGAAATTAAATGAAATCCAATCACAATTAAATGAAGTTAAATCAGATGCAGGTATCGTAGTTGAAGAAGCGGATATCGTTTTCACACGAGAACAACTTGAAAACTTCTTGGTTGAATACACCAACAAAATTAATGAGTACATCTTTGATGAAATGATTAATTCATTAGATGCTAATGATGTGGTAACATTTGACGTAGATGGTCGTGAAATTGTACCAAGTATTGACGAAGATGTTTTGAGAGACGCATTCGTAAGTGCTACAGAAGGTGTTGAAAACGATATTATTATGGAATATGCTGACGAAGCAATTTCCGAAGTAATCTAATTTGTAAAGAAGACCCCACAATACCGATTTATCTGCGGTTGGACAGTGTGAACATGGCGGGAAGGCTCCAAGGCTATGGGGGAGGCTACACAAACTTGAATCAGATACCCCAATTATGGATGGAAGGGGTTAGGGACCTTAAATGGTTGTAATACAATCCACAAGTTGTAGAAAGACTGGACAATTCTACAATATACACTCTTCTTACGAGTGAGACCGACCATGTAACTTTGGGGGTAGGGTTAAGATGTCCTGAGGGTAACCCTGTAATATGGGTGAGAGTAGAGGTCTTCGGTGGATGGTTACTACGGTCCCACTCTCTTGGGGCATATCCGAAGAAATACTATGGATGGTAAATACTACAAACCAAAGGTCGTCTCGTGAAATACCACACGGACAGAGAAGACGACCTTTACCTTTTTAAAAATGAATATGAATTACGGAAAAGAGTTTAGAAAGTACGCTATGAGTGAGGGGATTTCCTCGTTGAATTTGGATAGATTTGAAAATGCTTTAACACCTTATGTGTTAGAGGAAAGAGAATTAAGAGCGACTCAGATTGATATCTTCTCACGATTAATGAGAGAAAGAATTTTGTGGGTATCGGGAGCGGTTAACCAACATATGTCAGATATTGTTCAGGCTCAGTTGTTATTTTTGGACTCGGTTGAACAACGTGATATTACATTATACATTAACTCACCTGGTGGTTCGGTTCTTTGTGGACTAGGAATTGTTGATTTGATGAACTATATTAAGTCAGATGTTGCAACAACAAATATTGGAATGTGTGCGTCTATGGGGTCGGTCTTACTATCATCAGGTACCAAAGGTAAAAGGTCATCTCTAGTGTATTCAAAAGTAATGACACATCAGGTAAGTCACGGAACCGAAGGAAATGTTCAGGACACAAGAATTAATCAAATGGAGGCTGAGAAATATAACTACATTTTGTTTAAGATGATTGCCGAGAATTGTGGTAAAACGGTTGAGGAAGTGTTGGAGGTTTCAAGAAGAGACAAATGGTTCAACTCGGATGAGGCAAAAGAGTTTGGTTTGATTGATGAGGTAATTAAGAGTGAGGGAACCAAAACAATTTCTGAGATGTTAGTAGGTTTTGATGACTACTACAACAAGGAAGTTTTTAATAGATAATATAAAATGAAGAAGTAGCTCAGCAGGTAGAGCATAGGGACAGAAATCCCTTGTGCCGCGAGGTTCGATTCCCGCCTTCTTCACTCTTAAAACCGAAGATTTCTTCGGTTTTTTTTGTTTTAGTAAAAATAATTTTGTAAATTTGTAGAAATAAATAATGGACTATGAAAGGTTGGTATGAAACAATGTTATGGGTAATCGGTGTTATTGACTCTTGTACCCATCCCATAC